CGGTATGAAAGAAGGTTTCTTGGGTGCGATGGACGCACTTAAGGGCGGAGTTTCAAGTGCAATCGAGGCGATTAGTGGTTTCTTTGGCAGATTATGGAATATTGATTTAAGCGGTGCAGGTCGTGCGATTATGGACGGCTTCCTCGGTGGCTTGAAAGCTGCTTGGAGTGCGGTTACTGATTTTATCGGTGGCGTTGCTAACTGGATTGCAACACATAAAGGTCCTATCTCTTACGACCGCAGATTGCTTATCCCTGCTGGGTTTGCTATCATGGGCGGTTTCAATAGAGCTTTAATGAGCGGCTTTGAAGTTGTGAAAAGTAACGTGTCTGGAATGGCTGGCGGTATCCGTTCAATGTTTGACGATGCAGGCTCTAGAGTTTCAGCAATGTCAAATGCTTTGCAGGGCGATTTCTCTAACAACGTATCTGGCACATTATCAGCTACTTATGAAGTTAACCAAACGAAAGAGCCAGCTATTATTAACCTCGCTCTAGGCTCAAATGATTTCAGAGCCTTTGTTTCAGATATTTCTAATATTCAAAGTAAAGAAGAAAGGATAAGATTGAAGGCTTCAAGCCTTTAATGGTGGTTTAAATGTATACTTTTAATGACACAACAAAAGGCACGCCAACATTTAACTCTGGTTTAGAAGTTCAATTTGGCGGTGTAAGCCTCAATCAAGAAATGAATAACGAGGACGGAACGTTTTTTGTGGCGAATACCACAGGACGGGACGTCCTTGATTTTCACCATGAAACAGCGAATATAAAAGGTCGAGACGGTCAATATCTCTATGGTGCGACTTACAAAGAGCGTGAAATTGAGGTACAGGTTAGACTAACAGGCTATACTGATTTAGGCATGCGAAAACAGTACGAGCGTTTAAACCGCTTGTTGTTTTCCCGTCAAGCTAAAAAATTAGAGTTTGGCGACGATGGAGAGAGATATTACAAAGCTATCTTTTCAAAAGTTAAGAAGCCAGAACTAGAAGATGCGAATGATACAGTTATCAAGTTGCATTTCATTTGCTATGACCCGTTTAAGTATACTGAACCTAAAAGTACAGGAAGTAACAAGTTAACTTATAACGGAGACTTTCCAACAGAGCCTATTTTGTACCTTACAACTAAAGAAGGAACTGAAATCCGTATTCTACACCTTGAAACACAAAAATATATCAGATTAAAAGCTACTTACGTTCAAGATTCAAGTCTGATTGTTAACTGTGAAACCAGAGAAATCACGTTAAACGGCAGAAACGAGTTGATGAACTTTGATGTGGTTAACAGTCGATATTTTAAACTTCAAAAAGGCGTGAATACATTTCAAGTTGAGGGCGCTACATTGAATGACATCCAGTATAAAGAGGTGTTCGCATGATTTATTTATTTAATCAGACAGAGGAACTAATCGATGTAATCGATGAAGCGAGCCTTGCGGATTTTACACATACGATTGAATTGAATCAATTTGATAGAGCGAGCTTTGAAATCCCTGTAGATTACAAGCCTAACATTATCAAAGAAACCCAGTTTTTCGGTTTTCAATCGAGAGACGGGGCTTTTTGTTTGTTCAGAATCGCTGAAAAGTCTTACGACATCGGATTGACTATACAAGGGATAGACAGGGCAGAAAGTGACTTACATTCATTCATCATCGAGAATAAGCGTCCTAAAGGAACCGCTGAACAAGTATTGAGTGGAATTTTAGAAGGAACAGGCTATCAATTAGGAAATGTAGATGGCTTGACTAGAACAGGAAAATTGAGCTTCTACTATATTTCAGTTCGTCAAGCCCTCGTTAAAATAATTGAGTCATACGCTTGCGAGTTCAAGATTAGATATACATTCGTTGAAAACAAGATAATCGGACGATACATTGACTTAAACCAACGCTTCGGACGTGTTACAGGTCACCAATTTGAGTATGGCACTAACATTCTGAATGTTACCTATGAGGAATCGTCCGATGACGTTGTAACAGCTCTTATCGGTCGTGGTAAGGGTGAACAAAGCACGGATGAAAATGGAGAAGCTACGGGCGGGTACGGTCGTAGAATCCAGTTTAAAGATGTTGTGTGGTCGGTTGCAAATGGAGACCCCGTTGATAAACCAGCGGGACAGAATTATGTAACAAATGAAACTGCTAGAAATATCTATGGATTACATCAAGACGGCGTTATTAAGCATCGTTTCGGTGTATATACAAACGAGGATATTGAAGACCCTACTGAGCTTCTAAAAGCGACTTACAAAGAGTTACAACGCTTATCCGTTCCAATTGTTACGTTCAAAGCAAATCTTTTAGATTTAGCCAATGCGATTGAGCAGGATATTTGGATTGGAGACAGCGTCGGAATCGTAAGAGACCAGATAGGGATTGCTTTTGAAGCTAGAATCCACAAATTGGTTATCGATAAATTGGATAATAACCGTTCAGTTGCTGAATTAGGCGATTATCAAACATTACAAGCTAAAGACCGTGCAACACGTCAACAATCTATCAAAGATGCAATAAGCGGTTTTAGTGCATCGCTATTTCATGAAGCTATTGCGAATGAAGTCGAAAGACGTAATAAAGAAATAGACGAAAAGGTTCGTATTATACAACTCGAGATTGATAACGTTGTAAAAGAATACCAAAACAAAAAAAACCGGCCGAGGGTAATCCTTTCGGCTGTTTTTGATGGGGAAACTAAAGTGTAATGCTATTGCTTTTAGAGATTTTCATAAACAAGAGCAAGGAAGCTACTGTTAGAATAGTCAAGATAGTTGACAAGGCTGCGGCTACACCGTAATTTCCTCTGAGAACCTCTGTATAAATAGCTACAGTCATTGTTCTTGTTTTGACATTGTAGAGGAGGATAGAAGTAGAGAGCTCTGAAATCATTGTGACCCAAGATAGGATGGCTCCAGAAATAATACCAGATAGCATCATTGGAGTTGTAATCTTGGCGAAGGTATTGAGACGGCTACTTCCTAAACTCTCAGCTGCTTCTTCAATACTAGGTGATATTTGTTGTAAGCTAGCAACAGATGAGCGGATTGTATAAGGGAGTCTTCTTACAGATAAGGACATAATCAAGATGAAGGCTGTTCCTGTAATCATAAGGAAGCCACTTCCGAAGATACCTGTATTGAATGAAGAGATAAAGGCAATACCGAGAACTGTTCCTGGTACGATATAAGGTACCATACTAAGGCTATCAATTAAGTTTGTAAACAAATTTCGTTTTCTAACAGCTAGGTAGGAGATAAATGATGCAAATAAAACAACTAGAATCAAAGCAATCAAAGGAATGCGAATCGTATTAAAAATAGTAGCTCCCATGCGATTGAAGGCAATCTTGTAACTGTTTAGAGAATAGCCCTTGACAAATACCATACCTGATGTTTTTAGGAAAGAGGTATAAATCAAAAATAATTGAGGTAGAACAGAAAATAAGACAATTCCGTAAACTGTTGCATAAATTGCTGCCATTTTCCCTTTTGTAGTTTTTTTCGGCTCAATTGGATGGAGAGAATTCATGCTGAAACTATAGCGATTGGAAATATATTTTTGAATAAGAAAGATTGTTAAAGCAATGATAATCGCCATGATTGCTAAAGCAGATGCAAAAGCAGAATTTCCGCCAACCTCACTAATGAATTGATTATAAATTAAAACAGGGAAAGTTCGATATCCTTCACCAATTAACATAGGAGTTCCGAAGTCGGAGAATGCTCTCATAAATACGAGTAGGGCAGCGGCAAGTAAAGTTGGAACTAAAAGGGGCAAAATAACTGTTATCATACGTTTGAATCCAAATACCCCCATGCTTTCAGCGGCTTCAAGAAGAGAATGGTCAATTCTTTTCATGGCTCCAGCCACGTATAGAAAAACTAATGGGAATAGCTGGAGTGTGAACACAAGTACAATTCCTTTGAAGCCATAAATATCAATAGCTGGAAGATGAAGGGCATTTGTCAAGAATTTAGTGATGACCCCATTTCGTCCCAGCAAGAGAATCCAGGAGTAGGCTCCCACGAAAGGAGCTGACATGGAAGCAATGATAATCAATATTTGTAGAAATTTCTTTCCCTTGAAATCATACATGGAAAAGAGGTAAGCTAATAAGGTTCCTACAACCAAGGAAGTGACAGTAGCGGTAATGGAAACCTTGAAACTGTTGACAAGTGTCTCAGAGTAGTAGGCTTTACCAAAGAAAGTGACAAAATTAGCTAGTGAGAATTGTCCTTCATGTATGAGTGCTTGCTTGAGCACGGTAACGATAGGATAAACGAGAAAGACAAGATAGGTAAGAAAGATGAAGAACGAGGAGGCTGTCCAAATATTTAGTTTTTTACCTTTCATAACCAACTCCTGTAATAAGATTTTGGGAACCATCTGCAGAAAAGACGTTTAATTTTTGAGTATTGATTCGTAGACGAATACGATCGCCTTTTTGTAGATCTTCTTCAAAAGTTGATTCTTCGCTAACTTGAATTTTTGAGGCAAAGCCTGTCTCGATGAAGTATTCAGTATTCAGTCCAAGATAGACGCTATCGCTAATAGTTCCTTCAATATCTCCAGATTCATCTTTGATAAACTCTTCGATATCTTCGTTTACCAAGGATGTTACACTAGGTAGTCCCTCTGGTGCATCAGAAAAATGATTCAAAATAGTTTCATCGAAGTTATCCTTCGCATATTCTTCAATTCCTTTTACAATAGTTTCTACATTCTTAGACATTTCTTTGTCCTCCTTAAAATAATTTAGTTAGGGATGTCTCCCTATTATACAAGTGGATAAAAAAAAGCCAGAGAACTGGCAATTTATTATATTTTGTCGAGATAATGTAAGTCTTGACCACCGTAGTCCCAAGGATAACATACAGATTCTACTTCAAAACCATACATAGATGCTTTTTGTAAATAATATTCCATACGTTTTTGGCGACATACAATGATAAACACCTTATCATTATTACCATCAACAAATCCTGCTAAATAACAGCCTCCGCTTTTTAATTGAAATCCATTATCTTTTAACATATAATCGATTTCCGTTATTAGATATCCTGTTTCTCTTTCAGCATACGTTATTATGACGCCTACTTCTCGTCTTAACGTTTGAAAAAGTTCATTAAATCTAAACTTAACGTCTTTATCTTTTAAATGTTCTAACATAATATAATTCCTCTCTTTCTATTATACAAGAGGTAAAAAGAAAGAGCCCTGGTAAGAACTCTTTAACTTTTAACTAAAAATTAAATTTCTTATCGAACTCTTTCGGAATATC